CCTTTGTCTTTGATATCAAAAACTGCCAGTCCAAACTTACAGCCCTAGGAAAAAGCACTACGCCATGACCCAGATGTTGTGCTTCAACGTCATTGTTAATCATTTTTTATTTTTTCCTTCATAACTTCCTGTGTAGTATCATTGCTTGTCTGCTGTCTTCTTGCGGCTTTTAGTAGTAAATCTTTTTTTTCATAATTGTCTTTATATTTATTTTCAATAAAATCTATATAATCATTAAATAGCTCTGGCATCCAGACTTGACCGGAATCTGATTGTCCAGTGTCATCTTTTATGTTAATTCCCTTTTCTGGGTCAGAAGATCCTTGAGCAAAATATCCTACGTAAGCATACCTTTCTCCAAAAGATACATTCAATACTTCATGGGTTCCTAAATAATTAGAGGGAAACATTATCATATCTCCACTTTTTGGAGTATATTTTACATCTGCGTAAGGAAAATATATTTCTCCTCCTGTATAGGAATATGGGCTATTTTCCATGCTATCATTAAAATATATTAGGCAGCCGACAACATTCCTTATCGCCAGTTGTTGATCAGGTATTGCGCCTGGTTGATAATTTATATCATTATCACAATGCAGTCCGAAATTGCTGCCCGGTCCGTATGCTACAACGTGACCCTTTGTTCTCCACCATAGACATGGTAGAATCATTGGAAATATTTCTATATATCTTAAAAGATTATCGTACATTGCATCTTCACATTTTGTAAAAAAATCTTTATACACTTTTTCTGAACTTGAAAAATCCATAATATGATTACAAGCAGAATTTATATCATCCAAAGAATACCTGTGACCAGACCTATTTATGGCATGGGTGGCTAATCCGTTTTGGTCATGTATTATTGTAAAATCTTTTTTTAAAGCGTCTTTTCTTAAATTTGATAAAAAGGGTACTATTAGTTCTTGATCAATTTTTATAGCCGCAGGGAAATGTATTATCCCCATTCCAAGATTTCTTATATCTGTCATATTATTATTATACTAGAAATCTTAAGATTGTCCCATGACTACATTAGAAAGTAGCTCTTTTATATGTTCATCAATGATGGTTCTATTTTCTAGGTATGTATTTTTTTTAATGATGTCAGTAATACTGTTGTTTTTTTCTTTATAATTTGAATCTTGTCCATAAGCGTAAGAAAGAATATCTAAAGCGGTTGTTTCTGTTGGATTTATTTTATTTTGAATACAAAAACTATATATTTCAGTTTCAAAAAACTGTTTTTCTTTTTCAATCATAGAAATAGGTATATTTAAGTTCTCTGGATAATTAGACAATAAAGATCCTAAAGTTCTATATCTTATTTTGGACATAAACCACTTTTTGAACTTTTCTGGAACGTCTGCTGGTTCTTTTATTGATCTACGTGGATCGTCTTTTTGCGTGAAATAAAGTTCAATTGAAGTTTCTGGTTGAGATAATGACAACTCCTCTAAAGCATCGTGTGGTATCTGCCATTCGTCAAAGGCGTTGCTACATGTTATTGCAAGTGAGTCTTGGCAGTTCCATGGGTCTTTGCCTAAGATGCTCCACTGATATGCCAACTTCATTGCGTGAGGAAGCGTTTCTGCTACATACACTCTACATGGCCAATCTTTATACGCTCTATCATTCATTTCTTTTGCGTAAGAAACTTTTACAATATATATATTTGACATTGAAGAAAGAAATACTGTCCAACCTAATATATTGGCATCAGAAAAGTATTCCCTGTCTCCAATATCTATTGCGTTTTCTTTGTTTGTATCAAAGAACTCAACCGCTGCATAGTCTTCAAGGTCGCATCTTCTGTTTTTATCCACTATGTCTGAGTGCCCTTCATTTGACTCCTCATAACTAGCCGCTGAACGAAGTATGGCAAATGTGTATTTGTTTTTTTCGTAATCATTTTCTAAAACGTCAGATATGAACTCATAGTTTTCACAGAATATTTCTTCTGTTTTATTTTCAGAAATTGCTCTATATACAAATTCTGTTTTATAAAAATTAATCTTTTTAAAAGCTATTAATGATTTAGTTCCAATGTCATATACGTCATAGTCTACATACTGTTTTAAACCAGCTGGATGGACAGTATGTAATTGAAAGTCATCCTTATTATCTACAACTGCGTAGCATGCGTAGTTTTTGGGATCGTACAAATCATTATCAATCGTCGTCATTTTCTATCTCTTCTATTTTTTGTGTCATTTCTTGCATTTTTTCTAAAATGCTTTTTATGTCTAATTGTGCGGTGCTTAAAGGATTGGGCGTAAATGCTGCTTCGTCAAAAGTTTCGGGATCAATGTTAATTGCTATAAGTCTAAGAATTAGATTTTTTTCTAATTCATTTCTTACATTTTCGTATGCTTGTTTTTTTTGGTCTTTTGGAAGATTAAACTTCATCATCATCCTCTGTTGATTGAAGTTCCCTCATAATTAGTTTTAGCGCGTTTACGGCCTTAGTTAAATCTTGTAATAAATTTATTCTTGTCATATCATCTTCTTTAACTTCAAAAGAATTTTCATCATAAGTATCAAGATTAATAGACTCAGGATCAATTGCTAGTTTTATTAATAGTTCGTATAAATCTTTTTCATACTGCAATAAATTATCTTCAATAATTTGTTTTTTTGTGTTTTTATCTAAGCTACTGAAATTCATAGTATTCCTTTTCTACGATTGATTATAATAGTAAAACTACAGAGTTGGTTCCTGTAGTTTAATCAAACCCATATTTTTAGGGCCAATATGATTTCCATCAGCGTCTAACCCCGTCTTAATTCCTTGCGTCCATGTCCAGGGATTCTCTGTATTGTTCTTCATTTTTTTGTCGCCATATTTTTGGCGTGACTCCATTAATTCTTTTTTGTCCCATAAATTCTCTACTACAAATTCACATTTTTGTAGCATTGTATTATCAAAAATATTAAAAAACATAAATGGTTGTCCAGCCTTAAATGTTACTGGCTCTTTTGTTTTTGTAATTTTCCAATTCATGTTAAATTCATCTGGCCACCAAGCACTAGGTATAGTAGCGCTCAACGGAACTGCTCCTTCTACAAAATAGTTTGGAGAACCACTAATCCAAGTGTCGTAGTCCTCTTCTGTGTTAATAGCCCAACCTGTAGTAAATGATATTATACCTACAATAGATGGAACCACTAAAGGTCTTCCTTTGTAGATCTCTCCTTCAAGAACTTTTGGAGGTTCATTTAATCCACTCCATTCAACTACAACATCTTGAGGAAGAATAAGCTCCCAACCATTAACGTTAGCAGACGTAAGAGGAAGACATTGGTAGGCATGGTTCTTATACGTATTGTCCATCCAATCTCTTCTTACTCGAGACTGTTTTATTTCTGGTGAATTTTGATGAGTTTTAGTTAGTGTTATTTTGGTCATCTTCTTTTAAGAAATCTTCTATAGCTTTTTTAATGTTATTAAGAGCTTGTTCTGAATTTATAACCCTATCTCCAGCGTTAAAACCTAGGTCTAAAAGATCTGAATTGCAAAATCTCTTCATCTTAGTTCCGTCCTTTGAAATGATCAGTTTTTCAAAGTTTCCCTGAATAGGGTCAGTGCCGTCTTGAATTTTCTTATAGAGTTCGTGCGCTTGACTTTCTCCGTCTAATTTTATATAGACCAACTCGGAAAACGGCAGATCTGTACCGTAAAATTTCTTCATATGATCTCTCATATTAAATGGCGAAGCGTTGGAGTCAGCAAACTCTCCGTATGCGTCTTGGCAAAAATCGGTACTTGGAAGCGCTATTACCTCAAAGCCATCATCTTTGTATTCATCATATAAGTCTTGAATTATATTATATTGAGCAGAATTGGCACATTCCCCAGTAACATTAACCAACATTGTTACTTTACCTTTGTTTTCTTTTAGGATTTCTTTGTCACCATCTAAAGATTTTAGATCAAGATCATATACATTAAATTTTAAATGTTCAACTGTCGATTCTTGTGAGGGATGTTGATCCATCTGTATCTCCTATCTTTTTTGGCATGTTTGTAGAAGTGTCTAAGTTATGGGTTCTATCATTATAGTCAAACATAGTAACTGCTGAATACTTTATACCTTCATTAACTGGGAGCGATGCGTGAGCAAATATGTAAGTTGATGGGAAGAACAGTATGTCACCCTTTACTGGTTTGAACTTAAGATTCATATAAGGAAACCAAAGTTCCCCACCGTCATAATCATCGTTAAACCAACCAACAGAAGACAAGGTGCACGAATATGAAAATCCATCATCAGTGTGGACAGAAAAATGTTGACCTTTGCCATATCTTACGAAATTAATTGCCTCCATGTATTCCATTTTAAAGTTAAATCTTTTTTCATAATCTTTCAGGCAAGTTTGTAATACAGAGTCGTATTCTTCGTAGCAGTTTTTTATCTCTACAAAATTATCATCAATATACTGCCAATGATCTTTGCTTATTTTAAGATCTACACAGTCTCTATAATCCGTTTTCTCTTCATTATAGCCAACAACAGCTTTTTTCCACTTAAAAAAATCATGATCACTACCCTGCAATGTTGTTTCTAGTCTTGAAGGAATATTCAAGTCTTCTATGCCAGTTTGTCTATATAAAATAATTCCAAGTTTTGGCTCTTCTACATTATAGATTTGCATAGTTTTTCCTTACAGTCTTGATATACTATATCATACAAATAATTTATTTGGATGGTATAGATGAATGAAAATTCCTTAGTTAAGCCTGGTCATTTTGGTTCAAGCCCAGATGCCATTCTACAGGTTGAAAACTTAATAGACAAAGACGATTTAAAAGTAATTCAAAAATTTTTACCGACCATTACAGAGTGGATGGATTCAGGTAAAAATAAATATGATGAGAGTGGTACCTGTATATACGATGCAGCATATTGGGCCGATAGGCAGTGTAGTTCGGAAATACTTGAACGCATAGCTCCTAATATTCATCATTTAGTAAGTAAATATATTAATAAATTAAAATTAATTATGGAAGATTTTTATAAAGTAAAATTATATGAAAGACCGCCAGTAATCATAAAATGGAAACCTGGAACAGAGCAGCAACCTCATGCTGATAAGCAGTTGAATGATGGTAGTCCCAACCCTTTTCCTACTTATGATCTTAATTCTTTATTTTATTATAATGATGACTTTGAAGGTGGAGAATTATTCTATCCAGAATTTGATTTAACGATTAAACCAGAACCAGGACTAGCTGTTGCTCACCCTGGTGATATTTACTATCTACATGGAGTTAAAAAAGTTATATCTGGATATAGATATACCACACCCTCATTTTATACAATAAAGAGTTTTAAATAAGGTGTTAAGCTTGCAAGTCACCTACTGCAACCCAAGAATTTGCTGCTCTTTTTATTAGGGTAACAGAAGACCATTGTGCTCTTAGTTTTAATCCAGGAGTTGCGTTTACCGTCACTCCTGACCCCGCAACAATTGTTGTTTGTCCAGCTCCAGCTCGTAATACACTTATTTGAGACCCAACAGGAAAATCAACAGATGAGTCCGGCGGTACTGTTAAGTTGTTCGCAGAACCTACATTCATTTCTACTAACTTATCTTTATCAGATAATACTAATGTGTAGCTAGAGTTTTGAGAGTTAGTAACTATAGTGCTAGATACAAAGTCTTTTGATACTGTACCATCTCCTATACTAAGCTTGTTATCACCAATAACCCAAACAATAGTTCCTGCAGATGTTGGAGGGGATGTTACGGATGTAAGAGTTAACGTTGGGCTAGTTATAGTTTTATTTGTTAAGGTTTGAGTGCCAGTTAGAGTAACTACAGTTGAATCTATTGCTATAGTCCCTGAACCAGTAATTGTTCCGTCCAGATAATCCAGTTCCAGCTGTAATAGAAGTTACGGTACCACCCGATGCTGAACCAGTAAACTCCACTATATTATTAGAACTATTTTTATAGTATAGTTTTCCGTCAGCGTAATTAATAGCTAATTCACCATAAGCTAAAGATGTTGGTATTTGACTTGTAGTTCCACTTCTTTTTATCTGTATAGTATTTGCCATAATATTCTACTTAAAAGATGGAGGGAAGTACGGAGGAAAGTACGGAGGGAAGTAAGGAGGGAAGTAAGGAGGGAAGTAAGGAGGGAAGTACGGAGGAAAGTAAGGAGGGAAATACGGAGGAAAGTAAGGAGGGAAATACGGAGAATATTTTGTATATGCTACATCTTCTTTTCTTGGATAAACAGTGCTTGCTGCTGGGCTTTGAGAAGTCACATCATCAAGAAGAGAAAGATTTCCTCCGCTAGGATCATTTAAAGGTGTGGTACTTACCGTTCCGAACGTCAAATCCTGCGTTTGTTATTTTTGGTTCTGCAACAGTTGCATCATCACCAACGATGTTTGGTACATCATTTTTTCTTGGACCTGAAGTATTTCCACTATTGATAGCCATAGTTATGCCTGCAAATCTCCGATGAGAACCCATAAATTTGTGTCAAGTTTAATTAGTGTAGCAGATGACCATTGAGCTCGCAACAGCAATCCGGGTGTTGCATTAACAGTAACACCTGCTGCTCCCTGAACTGTCAATGATCCCGAGCCTTTTCTTAAAATATCAATTTTATCACCAACAGTAAAAGCTTGACTTGCATTTGTTGGTACCGTAAGTGTCATTGATGCTGCGTTATCCATAATAATTAATTTAGCTAAATCTGATAATACTAAAGAATAAGTTGTTCCTGTTTGAGCATTTATAGTAGATCGAAAGCCAGCTCTTGCGGGTCCTGCAGCAAGAATAGATTCGTCAACAGAGTTTTCCGATAAGGTTACTGAAGCAGTGCTATTTACCCAGTCTGATCCATCATACATTAAAAATTCGCCTGCAGTTTCACCGGCAATTGCGACATCTGATAGTTCATCCAAAGATTGGCTTATACCTATTCCGCTAACAGCGGCATAAACTGCAACTCTTACAGAATTATTTGATGGAGGATTATCAAAATAAATTGTTATATTGTTTAAATTAGTTGCCTCCCAAGAAGTAATTATTAAACCATATGGAGACGATGCTTCGGTAATTGATACAACGACGTCTCTCGTTCCTAAATTGTGATTTATAACAAAAGTAAAATCTGTTGAATTTCCTACAGTTGCAAAATGAGTAGTTCCCTCTACAGAAGATGGACTGTAAGAATTTATCCAGTTTTCTCCATCATATTTAAGTACCTGATTCGGCGTTGCCGATGTTATAACTACGTCAGTTAAATCATCCAAAGAAGCAACAGTAGAAGCTACGCCTGGCACATATTTATTTAATCCAGCATCGTATTTTAATACGTTAGTGTCAGAGGGGTTTGCTGCATCTATTTCTATTCCATCAAGAATTAATGAAGAAGTTGTTATTTCGGCAAAAGTAACGCTAGAGCCAGTACCTACTGCTTGACCAATTGAAATAGTTGCGCTAGAGCCCTCACCTGGTGTGTGTGTTACTGTGACGCCAGTGCCTGCGATTACGTCGTTGACATAATTTCCCGTTGTGTCAGTGCCCAGAGTAACCGAGTTTGGCTGAATTGTTGCTGTAATTGATGCGTTTTCTGAGCCATTAAATGAAGCAGAACCGGTAACATCGCCAGTCAACGAAATCGTTCTTGAGGTAGCAAGAGCGGTTGAGGTGTCGGCGTTGCCCGTAACGTTGCCAGTCACGTTGCCAGTCACGTTGCCAGTCACGTTGCCAGTGAGTGGTGCAGTTACGCCAGCAAAAGTGACACTGGAGCTGGTGTCGACTGCTTGGCCAATTGCGATTGTTGGGCTAGAACCTTCACCTGGAGTGTGTGTGATGGTGACGCCAGTGCCTGCGGTTACATCAGAGACGTAGTTGCCAGTTGTATCAGTTCCCAACGCAACCGAGTTTGGCTCAATCGTTGCCGAGATTGCGACATTTGCTGAGCCATCAAACGAGGCTGAACCTGTCACATCTCCAGTCAATGAAATAGTTCGCGAAGTAGCAAGAGTTGTGGCGGTATCTGCGTTACCGGTTATATTTCCGACTACATTACCGGTTACATTTCCGGTTACATTTCCGGTTAGTGGTGCATTGACCTGCGCAAAGGTAACAGAAGAGGTTGTTAGTACATCCTGACCAACGGCGATATTTTGATAGGTGATTCCATCTTCAGTAATCTGCCATGAATCAGTTGTCTCATTCCAGCGAATTTGAACATTATTTAAAGCTCCTCTTTCTACTTCAATTCCAGCAGTTGAAGAAGTAGCCTGTCCATCAGTTGCATTGACAAGAATAAAATTATCTTTTAAAACAACCGTTTCGGCATCGACGGTTACTGTAGATCCTTCAACGATTAAGTTTCCAGCAATGGTTACATTATCGTCTGTTTCAATTTCAGATAAATCTTTTTTAAGCCAAGACCATGAAGTTTTAACTATGTTATCATTGTTATCAACATAATAGACAACACCATTAGTTGCATCTAATGCCAGCTGACCTTTGCTAATATTTGGGGGTTGAGGCAGTGGCATACTAAGTCCTTTAACTAAAGTTAATTTAAGTTTTAATTAAAAGGTACCGCCGTCAACAGTGATGCCATCTATTGACCCACCAGTTATGCTGACATTATTTGCATTTTGTGTGGATATTGTACCTAAACCAAGCGTTGTTCTTGAGGCAGATGCGTCTGCGTCATCAATAAGCGTTCTTCCAAAAGAGCTTAAATCAGTTAAAGCTGCAGTTCCGCTACCAGTAAAATACGCAAGTTTGTTTGCCGCTGATGTTAGGCCAGCAAGTGCGGCGAGTTCTGCATCATACGCCTGAACATCAGTGCCAATTACAAGGCCAAGGTTGCTTCTTGCATCTGCGGCACTGGTGGCGCCCGTTCCACCATATGCCAAGCCCACTGCTGTACCCTGCCAAGCACCAGATGAAATTGTTCCAACAGATGTCAAGCTAGATGCGGTGACCCCAGAACCAAGTGTAGTCGCACTTAGAACAGATGTTCCATTAATCTTAAATTCTTTACCTGTCAATAAATTAAGATGCTCTGAAGAAGTCCATGAGTCTGTTGCATCAACCCAGTTAAATGTTTTGTCAGTATTTCCCTTGAGAGTAATACCGCCACCGTCAGCACTTGCATCAGTTGGAGACTCTGTAGAACCGAGCTCCAAGTTTTTATCATCAATTGTGACTGTTGTTGAGTTGACGGTTGTTGTAGTTCCATTTACCGTTAGATTTCCAGTAATTGTTACGTTTCCGCCTGCAGATACGTCATTAAACTGAACATTGCTATTTGTTGCCACTGCCTGACCTATAGCAATAGTTTTAGTTGCTCCTTCTCCTGAGTTATTACTGAGTGTTACTCCAGTTCCAGCAACTAGTGAAGATACATAATCACCAGTCGTATCTGCTCCAAGGGCAACTGAGTTTGCAGCTATTGTTGCTGTTAATGTTGCGTTGCCGAGGTTTGTAACAGTAGCACTACCGCTAAGGTCTCCGTCTAATGTTATCGTAAAGTCGGCGACATCAAAATCTAATGTATTGTCAGTATCGTCGTAGCTTACGCTAATTCCAGATTCTGTGTTTGAAGACACCATTGCTCCAACAACATCTGCTACAGCTTCATCAAAGTCTGTAATTGCTGTAGATGTTATTGCAATATTTGTTGTTGCGGCAGCTGTTAAACGACCTTGTGCATCGACAGTAAATGTTGCTACTGCTGTAGCTGAACCGTAAGCTGCAGCAGTAACAGCAGTATTGTCAAGATTAATTGTGACAGTGTCTGATGTTGTAGCAGACGATAATCCAGTGCCACCAGAAACAGTCAATGTATCACCAAGAGTAATGGTTTGATTTGAGCCAGAATCTCCTGCCAAAGTAAATGACCCAGATACAGCAGAAACTGCAGTGTCAACATATGCTTTTGTTGCAGCGTGTGTGTTAGAAGATGGAGTTGGGACTATTACCGTTCCTGTAAATGTTTTATTTCCAGAAATTGTCTGAGCACCAGTGAGTGTGGCAAATGCTCCAGGTCCAGCTATCGCCAATACTGAAGTTGCGTCACCGCTAGCATCACCTTTTCCGTAATATAGTGTTTCATCTACCTCATTAAAAGCTAGTTCTGCATTTTTTAAGCTGGACGGTGCACCAGATGCTCCACTAGTTCTTCTTTTAATTCTAAGTGTATTGGCCATTTTAGAAATTTCCTCCGTCTGTTATTTCTTTTTCTGCTGTATTAACCCAATTGTTTCCGTCATACTGCAAGACATCTCCAAGTGCAACAGACGTAATAGTAACATCATTTAATCCA